GCTTCGACCTCATCCACCTCGGCTGCCGGCGAGTTGGTCCGCAGGAAGCCGGCGAAGTCCGCCGCCGTCTCGGCCGCCGCACACACCGCCTCCGTGTAGCGACGCAGTTGGGCGAAGAGCCGCAGAGCGGGTACGACCTCGGGAATGCCGCGGTGCTGGCCGGGCCGGATCGGCCGGAACCAATGCACCATCTGAGCCGCCGGCACCCGCTGGTATTCGAGGGCGTTGACGCGGAAGTTTGAGCCTGGGTGGTAACTCAGCACCCGGTAGGCCACGACGTTGCCGACGGTGTCGAACTCCAGGCCGTCGACTGTCGAGCCGTCTGGCGTCACGCTCGGGCTCACCGGATTGACCGGCTCGCTCACCATCTCGGCCTCGACGAGCCGTAGGTCGAGCTGCACGCCGGGCAGGCGAGGGTTTGTGATCATCATTGCGAACGCTTCGCCGTCGACGACGAGAGCCTCGCGCATCGTCCGCAGCTTGGCGGCGAGATCGACTTGCCAGGTCCAGTTGAAGAACGCCTTCTCGACTGCCCGGCCCGCCTCGGAGTCGTCGAGCAGTTGCAGCCGTGGCCCGGTGCCGACGAGATCGTTTGCGAGCGTGGCCGACATGCCGGCGAGGTAGGAGTTGTTGGCCCGCTCGTAGCGGGCACGATTCCGCATAATCCTTCGCTTCTCGGGCGAGAGGGCGGTATCGGCGGCGAACGCATCGGCGTTGGCCCAGTGCCGGCGGTCGTCGGTCGAGTCGGCGGCGTCGAACCGGGCGCGGACACGCAGCGGCACCGCCACCGGCTGCGGCTGCTTCGCACGGCCCAGGAGATTGCCGAACAGCCCCACTAGATCGACCCTGGAGGCAGGAGCTTGTTGAACCGCAGCCCGCGGCGGGTGTTGCCCGTGCCACTGGCCGCCGCGTTCTTCGCCGACAGGTACTTGTCGGCCTCGATCATGTCGCCGAGATCCTGGGCCTCGACCTCGCCCGCATCCGTGCGGACACGCTTCGGGCCGGCAGCCGTCTCGGCGATCTTGTCGCGTAGCTCGTCGCTCATGCGGTCACGCTACGCCGAGAGCGTGCGACCGCTGACCGGGTGTGCCGCTAGACCGGCTCCCACTCGTTGCCGCGTCGCTCGTACAGCACGACGTCGGCGTGCCATAGCTTGCGAGCTATGGCCTGCGTGGCCGGCGAGAAGACGGCGACGGGCTTGTCACGATCGACAATGCCTTGAGCCACAGCAGCAGACGACAGTGCCATGGCGATGCCACGACGCCGCCACTGCTCGTCGACGTACTGCTCGAGAGTCTGCTGATCGAGCCAGAGATGCGAGCACGCCCACCCCACGAGCCCGCCGTTCAAATGTGCCACGGCGATCGGCGTGCCACTGCTCGCCTCGCCCTCCAGCACGGCGGCCACCTCGGCGTTGAACTCCGAGCCGGGCTTCGTCAGCCTCGTGCGGATCGCCCACAAGTCACGAGGCTCAAGAGCGTCGAGTGCCACGATTGAGATCATGTGCCGAGCCGCTTGATCTGAATGACTCGCTTGCCGTTGGACGCCGTCGGGATTGTCACCTTTCGCCGCTGGCGGCCACCCGCCTCGGTCGCCACGGGATGCACGCCGGCGATGCTGGCGGCGACGGCCGAGCCCACGAGGCAGTCGAACCAGTGATTCTCGCGGCCCGCGAGCTTCCACTCCTCGACCACTCGCCCGCGGGCCTCGACTCGCACCGGGTACTCAGCTGTCAGGTGGTCGATCAGCATGTCGTGCCGGCCAGCGTGAAGCGTGATCGCCTCGGGATCGCCGATGGGCAGCTTGAGCCGTGCCGTCGTGAACGTCTTCCAGAAGTTCGTGTCGTAGCGACTGGACCGCTGCCCGGCCGACACTTGCCCGACACGCCAGTTGAGCCCCACACGGTCGCCTCGCGTCTTGCTGCCGTCTGACAGCGGCTTCGACGACGCACCGACGCCGGTGCCGTGGCTCGGCAGCAGCACCGACGCAAACGGCGACCGCCGGCAGAACGTCCGCACCGTCGACGTCGAGCGGCCCCAGTTGGCGTCGATCATCGCCTGCGAGATCCGCATGGCGACGCCGTCCTCACGAGCCCAGTCCATCGAGAGCAACTGTTGCGTCAGCTTCTCCAGCCCCGCCGACAACGCCCCCTCGAATGCGGCCCCCTTGGCGGCGAGTGCCAGCGTGCGTTTCGCCTGCTGCGCCTCGAAGAACGAAACGCCCTGGTCAGGGTAAGAGCCATAGGCCACGACATGCCCGCCGAACGACTCGCCCCACGAGGCCACGAGCCAGAATAGCACCTTCTCCTGGACGTCGATGAACGCCGTCACGACTTGGTGGGCCAGTGGGATCTTGCCACGCTCGAGCGACACCGCACGGGCAGCCAGCCCGGCCTTGTCGAGCTTGTCGGCCGCGATGTCGTCGGCCATCGGCTGGTTCTGGTACTCGGCAAAGAACGCCGATTCGCCACGGTCGATGCGAAGATTCCACGCGTGCTGAATCGCCGAGAGCTCGTCGTCGTTGCGTCGCTCGGGCCACGCCACGCGAGCACCCGCATCCATCGCCTCACGATTGGCGGCGTAGAAGTTGTCGGCCGCCGCCGAGCCTTCACCGGATCTCTGCCCCTCGCGGCGTAGCTCGGCGTATTGGCTCCAGAGATCCTCGGCCGTCGGCCACTCGTACACCAGCCGTGACCGCTCCCCCTGCCACGCCGGATTCTGCTGTTTGTCGAGCAGCTGCTCCGCCAGGTCGTCGGGGCGGATCACGGTGATCGTGCAGAGGCCGCTGATTTTCTTGCCCGGCCCGGCGAGGCCGAGGATGGCACCAGTCAGCACCCGCAGCCGGGTAGCGACTTGCGACGGGCTGGCCGCCGACTCGTCGGTCTGTGGGTCGTCGATCAGCACGAGCGACGGCCGCACCGTCTTGCCGTCGGGCCTCGTGTGCGAGATGCCACGGATGCGGCCCGTGATCCCCGCCACCCGCACGGCGGCACCGGCCGACGGGGCACCCTTGATCCATGGCAGCGTTACCCGGTCGGCGGTCCAGGTGAGCTTCGTCTCCTCTCCGTTGCTCGTCTGCCCTCGGGCACGGGCAGAGATGCCTTCGAGAGCACGAATCGGGTAGCACGCCGCCGGGAAGTCCTCGGCGAGGATCTCGTTCTGCTCTAGGTGGCTCTTGATGGCGTCGAGCATCTGGCACGAGATCGCCTGGTCGGCACCGATCAGCATGATGAACGGGCGATGTCCGTAGAGCATTGCCCAGAGGCACGCCCAGATCGACAGCGTCGACTTGCCAGAGCCACGGGGCATGGCGAAGGCGAAGAGCTCGCCACGCAGCACGGCGGCCTCGATCTTGGCGATGGCGGTCAGGTGGTCGGGCGACCAGGCTAGCGGGAACGACTCGGCGGCGTAGGTCTCACAGAAGGCGCGGAAGTTCTGCCGGCAGCCGTCCCGGCGGGCCACGTTTGCGACGGGCGGTATGTCGCCGATGTCGCGGCCGGCTGCGGCCGTGCGTTTGTTCCACGAGGCCGACTGCGCCTTACGGGCCTCGTAGGTGGCCTTGGCGTCAGTCTTTGGCTCGCGTGTCACGGTGAACGCTCACGATGCTTATTTTTCTGGCGGATCGCTGAGCCTGGGAGGGGCAGAGGACCCCGGGAGGACCCGCCAACCACCACCACACCCTGCGCGGGTGCCGCATTTTGCAACAGTCACTGTGGCAGGCTGCGTGCCGGTCGCACCTCGACGTGCGTGCACGCTTCGACGTCGTTGTCGTCGTACTCCTTCCACACGCTCAGTCGCATCACGTTCGTGTCGTCGAATGAATCGGCTAACGCATCAAGCACAGCCTTCGCGATGTTGTCGACGTCTGGCCTTGGCAGTCGTGGCGCATCGGCCTTGAGGCCGCCTTTGCGTTTGTGTGACTTGGGGCGTGCGAACACGGCGATTATTCGCACCGACAGCAGCTCGTCCGTCTGTCGCAGCCCTGCCTCTCTCGCCGCATTAGCGATCGCCTGACGGTACGCATGAACGGGATGCGTCGACGGCACGTAGGCCCGTGCGAACCCGCCACGAGTCGACACACGCACGCGAGGCTGTGGCACGGGATCGCCTGGCACGCTGAACGTGATCGGCTTCATGCGAGCTCCACAACGTTGACGTGCCGAAACACCTCCCGCACGCAGTTGCCCATGTGCATCTCGCCCCTCTCGTAGACGTGCAGCCGTGAGCCGAGACGCACATGGAGCACCCCGGCGGCCCGAGAGACGATCCGCAGATCGCCGTCTAACGGGCCGCCGAGGAACTCGACGGCGTAGACCTCGCGACGGTAGTCGTGCAGTTGCTGCTCTCGCTTGGTCACGCTGTTGTCCTTCACTCGTATCGAAGCACGGCGTACCAGCCACGCGGGCCACGGGCGACGCCTCGCTCCACGATGCGATACCGGCCACGCATCGCGTCCTGGTAGAAGCAGCACGACCGGATCGCCGCCTCGGGGCTCGAGGTGCTGAATCCGATGCCCTCACGACGTCCGCCGGCACGCCCGCAGTGCCGCAGCCGCCCTTCGCGTGCCATCTGCTCCGCAGCCGCCTGGGCCGACACGACCGTCGTGGTGGTCGTGGCGATCACGACGTCCTGTCCGTAGGCGAGGCCGCCCGTGAACGCGAGACAGCCGGCCAGAAAAATACTCTTCATCACTCATCCTCCGTGACGCGAGCCGCTCCATGCGGCTGCATGGATGTCACGGTAGATGCGGTGTCAAGCTCGGCCGATGAACGCGACACCGTCCCACAAATACTCTTTGATCTCGACGCGCTCAGGGGGTGGGGGGGCTTTTTCGACACGCTTCGCCCGCACCTCGGCGGCACGCTCGGCGATCTGCTCGGGCGTCGGATCGTCCTCGAAGATCTCCCGATTGGCACGCTGGCGATTCGGGAGCTTGTGCCGCTCTTTGAGCCGGTGCACGAACGACTCCGAGCACCCGAGGGCGGCGGCGATGTCGCGGTAGGACACGCCGGCCGCCCATAGGGTGTGGAGTTGCAGGGCGCAATACTTGATGGACTGATTGCGGCCCATCAAGCGTCCTTCGCCATCGGCATCACGATCTGCCGGCAGTCGCCCGCCCGAAACACGACGGCCGATTCGCTGTCCTTGGCCTGCACGGTGATCGTCTGCGCCGCATCCAGCGTGCGGAGCCACTCAATGACGAATCCGGGGTCCAGCTTCACCGTCGTCGGATGGCCCGCCTCGACGAGATCGCACGTTGCCGACGACTCGCCATTGACGCTGGAGCGGCCCGAGATCGTCAGGCAGTCCGAGAAGGCCCAGTCGGTGCCTTTGCTCTCCTCGCTCGTGCACACCGCCGCCATGGAGCACGCGTGGAGCAGGGTGCCCACGATCACGCTGGCCGCCGGCGTCTTGTGCTCCACGTCGACGTCACGCCACCTCGGGAATCGGCCCTCGATCAGCCGGGCATAGACGGCGGTGCCGTCCACGGTGGCGACGAGCTCGCTGCCGGTCGCCTCCAACTGGATCGCCTCGGCCGCACCCGCCAGACGCACGAGCGTGTCGATGGCCCGGCGAGGGGCGAGCGTCTGCGAGTTGTCGGTCGCCTGGTCGATCTCACACTCGGCGATCGCCAGCCGGCGGCCGTCGGTCGCCACAAACGACAGCGTGCCCTCAGAGAACTCCACGAGCACCGCCCCGAGGGCGTAGCGGCTCGACTCGTTGTCGGTGGCGAATCGCACCGTGCCAACGAGCTCGCGGAACTGATCCGCCGGCAGATGGGCGATAGGCTTCGCCGGCGTCTCGGCCCGGCCGGGGAACTCGAGCGGATCTTCGGTCGGCAGCCGCCACTCGCCACGCCCGGCCCGAATCGTCGCCGAGGTGACGTCGACGGCCACCTCGACATCGCCGCTCGTGCCGGCGGCGTTCACGATCTGCGTGAGCCGGTCGTGCGGCAGCAGCATCGGCGGACCGTCGTAGTCGATCGGCGTCTCGATCCGCATCTCCAGGTCGGTGCCAACTGCCTTGCCGTTAGAGAACAATACGTTGCCCAAGATCGGCTTTGCCGGCCTCGACGGCACGGCGTTGCCGACGATGGCGAGAGCCCGCTTGAGCTCACCGCAGGGAATCGTGATACCGGTGGCGTTCTTCGGCCCACCGCTGCGCCGCTTCGTTGCTGTCGTCATGTGTCCACGCATCCTTTCGCAGAGAACTACCCACAAAAATGCCGAGGGCGAACGTGCCCGCAGCGATGATTTGTCCGATGGCGAGGCAGGCGAGCTCTTCAGCCGTCATTGGGCACCTCCAGCACGCGGAGCGTGCGTGAGTGGCCCTCCACCCACGTGACCCAGCCCTTGCGACGCATGGCGTGCAAGTGGCTCATGACGCCGTTTGTCGTCCATCCGTAGGCGTTGCCGATCTCGCGGATCGTCGGCGGATAGCCGTGTGTGTCGGCGAATCCGACGATCCAGTGCAGGACGTCCAACTGCCGGGGCGTCAACGGGCGTCGTTCAATCGTGGCGGTGCTCATGCGTCCTCCTCCTTGAGTCTCATCGACTTGGCAAGCGTGGCGGCGAATCGGTCGGCGTCCCGGCCGACAAATGCCCGGGGGGGCAGTTTTTCGTCGCCGGCGGGCGTGCGGCT